ATGATCGCGCAGGGCCTCGGCGATCCGCGCCGGCTCTATGTGCGGTTTCAGGGGGTGAGCTGATGGGTGTTCGATCCTGGCTGCAGCGGCAGATCCTGGCCACCCGGCATGGGCGGCAACAGGGCCAGCGGATGTTCGAGGGCGCCCGGCGTAACCGGCTGCTCCATGACCTGGTGGCACCGACCACCTCCGCCGATGCTGAGCTGCGCGTCAGCCTGCGGGTGCTGCGCGACCGCTGCCACCAGCTGGTCAGGGATAACCCCTACGCCCGCCAGGCCAAGCGGACGACGCAGATCAACGTGGTGGGGCCGCGTGGGATCCAGATGCAGGGTCAGATACTCAAAGCGAACGGCACGGAAAAGGACGTGCGCCGCAACCGGCTGATGGAGGAGGCGTGGCGCCGTTGGTGCCGCCCGGATACCTGCGACGTGGCGGGCCGGCTGTCGTTCCACGGCTTCGAGATGATGGTTGCCGGCAGCCTGCCGGAATCGGGCGAGTGCCTGATTCGGATCGTGCGGCAGCCGATGGGGCAGGGCCGCACGCCGCTGGCACTGGAGCTGATCGAGGCGCACCAGCTCGATGAGGACAAGAGCGGGGTATCAGATCGCGCCGGCCACGAATGGCGGCTGGGCGTGGAAATCAACGAATGGGGCCGACCGACCCGGTACGCCATCCTGGCGCGGCACCCCGGCGACGTGGAGCTGGGCCTGAACCGCCGGGGTGTGGAGCGGAAGCACGTCCTGGTGCCGGCGGCAGACATGATCCATGTGTTCATGCCGGAGCGGATCGGGCAGAACCGGGGCGTGCCGTGGTTGGCGTCGGTGATTACGACCGTCCATGGCCTGTCTGAATACGAACGCGCCCACCTGGTACGGAAGCGCGTCCAAGCGGCATCGCTGGGCTGGATCCAGACGCCCGAGGGCGAGCTGATCGGCGATGCGGTGGAGAACGGCCAGCGACTGATCAACACCGAACCCGGCAGCTGGAACTACCTCGACCCCGGCCAGGTTCCCGTGCCGCCAAACTTCGGGCCGGATGATGGCCAATACGAAGCGGTCGTAAAGAACCTCACCCGGCGGTTTGCGGCTGGGTATGGGTGCAGCTACGCCACCATCAGCAAGGACTTCGGCGACACGAACTACAGCAGCATGCGCACCAGCGTGCTGGAGGATCGCGACCACTGGCAGGTGGTGCAGAGCGAGCTCGTGCAACTGCTCCACCAGCGTGTATTTGAGGAATGGCTACGCGCTGCAATGCTGGCGGGTGAACTACCCTCGCCGGCATTCTCTGATTATTGGACTCGTCCAGAAAGGTATAATTCTCCCCGCTGGCAGGCTAGATCATGGAGTTGGATCGACCCTGCCAAGGACCTTAAAGCTGTAGAAATAGCCCGTACGTTAATGCTTGAATCTCATTCGCAGCAAATAGCTAACTACAACGGCGAGCAGTTTGAGCAAGTCGTCGCGCAGATCGCAATGGAGAACGAACTGAAAGAATCCCTAGGCCTGATGCCGACTGTGGAGGCTGCACCGGAGCCTGTGGCGGAGCCACCCGAGCCCGACGAGTCGGACGACGACGACCCAGAAGATGTAGAATAGGTGTGCCTCAGCGGGCGGCAACCCCTGAGGCATGACCACCTACCGGAAATAGGCGATGGATTCAGTATCGCAGAACGGCCGCCGCAAGGCTAGGCCGTGGACAGCGCAGGATCAGATCGTCGCAGAGGTGGCGGCTTGCGGGGTTGGCTATGCGGAGATTGGGCGGGCGCTGGGACGGACTGGCGGCCTAGTCAAAAGGCGTCTGATACTGAGCGCCGCAGAAAAAAATCGAGAGATGGTGCGCCGATGGCAAAAACAAAATCCAGACAAGGTTCGCGAGAACAATCGCCGATGGCAGGGTGCCAATCCCGAGAAGATGCGCGATTACCGTCGTCGATGGGTAGAAAATAATCCAGAAAAAAATCGCGAAAGTTATCTTTGTTGGCGAGAAGCTAATCTTGATCAAGCACGTGAACATTCTCGCCGCTGGCATAGGGCTAACCCCGATAAGTCCCGCGAAAAATGCCGCCGCAGACGGAAGGCCAATCCTGAATGGCATCGCGACCAAACACGACTGCGCAAAGCCTGGAAGCGCGCCGCCCGCCGCCGTGCATTGTCGCCCGTCACCCGCGCCCAGATCGACGCTCGCTTTGCCCTGTGGAACAACCGCTGCGCATTCTGTGGAGTGGATGCCACTCACGAACGCAACCACGGCCGCGAGCGTCTTACGGTGGAACACGTATTGGCCCTGACCAAAGGCGGCCTCGATGAGGCGAGCAACATCATCCCGGCCTGCTCTGCCTGCAACTCCAGCAAGAACAATTCGCCGGTTGAGGATTGGTATCGCCGCCAGCCGTTCTTTACTGAGCTCCGCTGGGCCAAGATCCAGCGCCATTGCCCCGCCGCCGTGGTGGGTCAGCTCCCTCTGGCTCTGGCGGCGTAGGCCGTCTCTAACCTGAGGCCAGCGACTGCCCGGCCTTGGATTCCAACCTAGACCTCACGAAACTGCGCGGGCCCCAGCGGCGAGAGCTGCCGATGGGTCTCCAGATTGAAGAGAAAACGGATGAGACCCTCACGTTTTCCTTTTCCAGCGAACAGCCAGTAGATCGCTGGTTTGGCCGCGAGATCTTGGTGCACGAGCCGGGCACCATGGACCTCGCGCGCCTGAACGACGGCGCACCTTGGCTCTGGGGACATGACCCCAACAAAGTCCTGGGCGTCGTCGAAAAAGCCTGGCTGGGCGACGATCGCCGGCTCTACAGCACGGTGCGGTGGTCGCCTAACACCACTGAGCGCGGAACTGAAGAGCACCGTCGCCGCGTCGATATCGAAGCTGGCATCACGAAAAACGTCAGCTTCGGGTATCAAATCGACGACATCGAAGAGCGCGGCGGCGACTTCTACGTGACTAGCTGGCGAGCCCTGGAAGTGAGCTCCGTCTCCGTCCCCGCCGATCAGACCGTAGGCCTGGGCCGCGCCATGGATGAGCCGGCGGCTGAGCCCGAGCCCACCCCCGATCCCACCCGACCGGCTGAGCTGGTCGCACTCAGCCCCGAGGTGCTCAAGTCCGCCGTGAGTGAGGCCCTCCGTAACCTGACAGTGCAGACCGCCGAGCGGACTGATTCCCCTGATCCAAACCCGATGACCACCGAGATCAACGTGGCGGAGGTGCAGCAGGACGCTCGGCGCGCCGAGCGCGAGCGTGTTGCCACCATCCGCGGCATGTGCGACCAGTTCCAACTTTCCGAGCTGGCCGAAAAACTCATCAACGAAGACGCCAGCATTGATGCCGCCCGTGAGGTGGTGATGAAAGAGCTGGGCATGCGCAAGGTTTCCTTCGAGGGCCGCGTGCACGATGCCGGCAATGCTGAGCTGGGCCTGAGCAAGCGCGAGGTGAAGCGCTACAGCTTCCTCCGCGTGGCTCAGTACCTGGCCGACCCCAACCCCCGCACTGCTGAGGCTGCTGCATTCGAGCTGGACGTGGCTCGCGCTGCGCAGGCCAAGCACAGCCGCTCTGCCAACGGCGTGCTGATCCCCTGGGAAGTGCTCGGCTCTAACCGCGCTGCTGAGACTCCCGGCCAGGTGGTCGGCACCTTCGGCGATGGTGGCGCACTGGTCGGCACCGATCGACTGGATGCACAGTTCATCGATCTGATTCGCAATCGCTCCGCCTTCCTGAACAGCGGTCTGACCATGCTTTCCGGCCTGGAGGGCAACGTTGAGATCCCCAAGAAGCTCAGCTCCAGCCAGTATTACTTCGTCGGCGAGAACGCTGATGTGACCAACTCGAAGCTCACTTTCGGGCTGGTGAACATGATCCCCCGGACCATCGGGGTGCGCGTGCCGATCAGTCGCCGGATGATGATCCAGAGCTCGCCCGACGTGGAGAACCTGGTACGTCTGGATATGGCCGAGTCCGTGGCCCTGGGCATGGACTACACCATCGGCTACGGCACCGGCTCCAACGGCCAGCCGCTGGGCATTATCAACACCACCGGCATCGGCAGTGTGACACTGGGCGGCGGCACCGCCAAGGCGTTCCCCGTGAGTCTTGGCGGTGACGGCTCCACCACCCACAACTGTGGCGACTGGGGCGACTATGTGGACCTGGAGACTGAACTGGCGATCGACAACCTTGACGCTGGCTCAATGTTCTACGTCTTCAACAGCGTGGTGCGCGGCGCTCTGAAGCAGACCCTCAAAGTGTCTGGCGATGCTGGCGCTGGCTACATCTTCACCGATGCTGGCACCGTGAACGGCTACCCGACCGTGATCAGCAACCAGATGCAGATCAACGATGTGCTGTTCGGCAACTTCGCCGATTGCGTGGTGGGCATGTGGTCTGGACTCGATGTCGTCGTGGATCCCTACACCCAGAGCGCCAGCGGCCAAGTGATCCTGACCGTGCATCAGGACTTCGACGTGGCGGTGCGCCGCCCGCAGTCCTTCGCTCTGGGCACCTGATCATGAGGCTGCAGATTCTCTCGAACTGCAGAGCAGACGGTCGCCACCTCGCTATGGGTGAGGTGGCTGACCTTCCTCAAGGCCCAGCTAACGAGCTGCTGGCGCTGGGCATGGCCTCAATTGCGCCAGAGCCCGAGCCTGAGCCCGCCGCAGCCTGCCCGCCCAAGCTGCGGCGCTCTGCAAAGACTTCCACCCCTGACCCCACCCCGGAGGA